CAACCTTATCTAGATCAAGATACAGGAATCCCTATTCCTGAGTTATCAGGTAAAGAAAGATATTACGCTCAATGTAATGGTGATTATGTATTTGGGGACAGCGCACAAGAATTAATTGAGAAACACGGCCCTAATACAAAACCTCAAACATACACTTTTATCTCAGCAACTATTTATTCAAATCCGGTTATGATTAAACGTAATCCAGAATATCTGGATCGTTTAGAAAATCTTGATAGAGTTGAACGGGAACGTTTATTACTTGGTAGTTGGTATGCGCGAGAACAAGCTTCTCAATATTTTCAAAGACAGTGGTGTGAGTTTGTAGACTATCCACCTGTTAATGTTGTTACAAGGGTACGAGCATGGGATTTTGCGGCAACAGTCCCTTCTGAATCAAACCGTGATCCGGATTATACGGCAGGTGTTAAAATTAGTCGAGATAAAATGGGTATTTATTATGTTGAAGATGCCTATAGATTTAGGAAACTAACTGATGGTGTATTGAAAGAAGTTATTTCCACAGCAAAAGCGGACGGTTTAGACGATTGTGTTGTAGGTATTGTTAGGGACGGTGGGGCTGGTGGCGCAGCAGCAAATATGTTCTTCGTTCGTCAATTAGCGGAGCAAGGAATTGCTGCTAGAAGTACAAAAATGAGTGGTCATAGTGGTAAAGTGCAACGTTTCCTACCATTTGCTGCGATGGCGGAGGCAGGTTGTGTAAAGATTGTACGTGGGCCTTGGAATGATACCTTCTTGAATGAATTAGAATCGTTTACAGGTGGACGATCAGGGCACGACGATCAAGTCGATGCAACAAGCGACGCTTTCAACATGATTGCTAAATCAATTCAACTCCCAACATTTGTCTTACCTAATTTTACCAAACCTTCAATATCAAATCAATTAAGTGTTGATTAACTAATAATTAGTAGATTTATTACTAAAGGTATTGACAAAATAGTTTTTAGATGTATTATTTGAAATAAAAGGATCATTATGTCAGAAGATAGTAATTTAAAGCCTGACTCTGATGCTGTAATTCCTCGTATTAAACTTTCCGAATATGGTACTACAGGTTTACGTGTAAGTAACAAACAAATTTACGAAGAAGCTAATCGTTTATTCCAATATCCACAATTTATTAAAGTTGTGAATGAAATGAAAAACGATGCAACAGTTGCTTCATGTTTGCTTGCAGGTAAAACATTAATTGGTAGAGTTGATTGGAGTGTACAACCTCCTGTTGGCGCTACTGATACACAAAAACAACGTGCCAAGTTTATTGAATCATGTATGAATGATATGGATCATACATGGGGAAGTTTTATTACAGAAGTTACAAGTTATTTAGAGTATGGTTTTGACGTTCACGAAAAAGTGTTTAGACGACGCTTACGTTCAAATGGTTCTCGTTACAACGATGGATTAGTAGGCTGGAAGAAACTAGCCCAACGTAATCAGAATACTATCACTGGCTGGAAATTCTCAGAAGATGGTAGAGAGTTGTTATCTGTAGAACAATCTGTTGCAAACCTTAATAGCTCTGTAAAACTAGCCTTGTCAAAAGGTGTTGGTAGCACAATTGAGATTCCTAAAAGTAAATTCTTACTATTCACTTGTGACAGTACCAATGAAAATCCAGAAGGTAGAAGTATCTTAAAAGGTGCTTATACATCATACAAGAAATTACAGTTGTTACAAGATCAGATGATGATTGGGGTAGCTCGTGATTTAGGCGGCGTACCTGTGTTCGGTATTCCGCCCCGCTACCTAGACCCTAATGCTAGTGCTGAAGATAAAGCTGTAGCAGACTCTTTCCGTCAGATTGGTGAAAACCTTAATACTGGCGCACAAAGTTCTGTAGTGATGCCTCTAATGTACGACCCTGAAACTAAACAACCAGTATTTAAAATGGATTTGTTAGAGTCAAAAGGCGGTAAAGCATATGACGTACCAGCTATCTGTAAACAACTACAAGATGATATTGCAGCAGCTATGTCATGTTCGATCTTACGATTAACTGGTAACTCTCCTGATAACTATTCGATTGGTACAGGTAGAACTAACTTAATGGCTCTACATTTAGCATACCGTTTAAAAGAAATTGCTGATGTGATTAACAATGATTTAATCCCTCAAACATTTGCGTTAAATGGATGGACAGATGAACAACTTCCTAAAATTGTGTTTGGCGACTTTGATCGTCCTGCTATGGAAGAATTCTCTAAGATGCTTCAACGTGTAGCTTCTGTTGGTCTAGTAGAATTTGATCGCCCTGTAGCCAACATGGTGCGTGAATATATTGGTGTTCCTGTGAAAGAAGAAGATGAAGAAATTGATAAAGAGTCTTTGACAAATCAAGGTAACTCTCCTTCTAAGTCTGGTCAAGGGTTTGCTTCTCCATCTGGTGAAGGTACAAGAAAAACTCCTTCTGGTAGGGACAATAGTTCAACAAATGTGGAAAATGCCTCGTGATTAAAAATAAACAAAGTCTGCTACGACTAACAAAACTAGCATACGATACGCCACATCTTATCACAACAGATAGTTTAGATAAACTCCTGACTTATCTCGACACTCGTAATCTAGGTGAACTTATGAAACTAGATGGAGAACAAGAAGATGATAGCGAGGAAGAAGATGACAGTGAAATCTTAGATGATTTTGTCGCGTATATCAAGGTTGATGGGGCTATCACTTACAAACCTGTGATGGGAATGTGTGGTGAAGTAAGAGGATGCTCCTACAAAGGGCTTCTAGAATCCGTTGAAGATGCAATTGAAGAAGGTGCTCAATGTATTGTAATGGATTTTTCAACTCCGGGTGGACAAGCTACTCATGCTTTTGAATATGCTGATGAAATCCGTAAATTATGTGACGATAACAATATTGAACTAATTGCTTATGTTGATGAAATGGCATGTTCAGCAGGTTATTTACTAGCTTGTATCTGTGATGAAGTTATTGCTAATCCTGATTCTGTTGTTGGTAGTATTGGTGCAGTTGTTGCTTTAACAGATGTATCGGAAGCTATGAAACAAGCCGGTATCAAGCGAATCTTTATTACATCAGGTACAGCTAAAGTTCCATATGATGAAGAAGGTGCTTTCAAATCAGATTTTATCAATAAAGTACAATCTGAAGTTGATATGTTAAATGATAAATTTGTAAGTCATGTTAGCAAGTTTACAGGGTTAGATGATTCAACTATCAGGGGTTTAAATGCAGATTCTTTTAACGCAGAAGAAGCCCTTTCAATTGGTCTAGTTAATTCAATTCAAACACAATCAGAGTTTGCAGCATATCTTGCTGCCAAATGTAACAAAAAGAAATTAGGAGCAAGTAATGCTTGAAAAACTACGCAAGTCACTAGCTGGCGAAACTGCTAATGCAGAATTAGCTACTCAGCTAAGTGAACTTCAAACTCAATTCACAAATGTACAATCAAATCTGGAAAATGCTGTAATCACTATTACAGAACTAACCTCCGAAAAAGAGAATCTTCTAGCTCAATTAGCAGAACTAACTGAAGCAAATAAAGAACTAGCTGAGAAAGCTAAGTCAATTGAAGATAAAGCTCTTGAAGAAAAACTAGCTAGTCGTAAGGCAAAACTAGAAAGTGTAGTTGGTAGCGATAAAGCTGCTGCTACATTTGAAGCAATCAAAGGTCTTGAGGATGTTACTTTTGATGCTGTTATTGCTGCAATGTCAGCATCCTTTGAAAAAGAATCTACCTCAGAACTTTTCAAAGAAACTGGCCTATCAGGTGAACCTGCTCCAGCCAATGAAATGTCACTAGAAGAAAAAATTCTTCGCGCAAAATATCAAAAATAATTTAAAGGAAAATCATGTCTGTTATTTCAACTGATCACAGCCACTACTCAAATCTAGTAAAGGCTTCAGATTCAGATAATATGCGTCTATTTCAAGACGTAGTAACTGTCAATGAATCTGCTCAAAAATCATACGTAGTTGGTACTGTACTAGGTAAAGTTAGTGCTTCTGGTAAATATAAAATCTCTGTTCAGAATGCTGCTGATGGCTCACAAAACCCTGTTGCTGTGGTTGTAGGTGATTCATTCGGTAATGCTGCCCCATTCACTGTAGCTGCTACTACAGATACTAAAGTACTTGTTCTAGCTCGTGGTAAGGTTGAGGTTAGTAAATCAGCCCTAGCATTTGATGCTTCATATGATCTACAAGCTGAACTAGACGCAGCTTATACTTCACTAGCTACTGTTGGTATTCTAGCAGTTGACGCTAAATAATTATAAAGGATACTAATAAATGCTAGTTCGTAGTTTTTCAAATGGCTTTCAAGTTCAGGATTTTACTCAGGAACTTAATGTAATCCCTAATCAGTGGGGTACTATTGGTGAGTTTGGTATTTTCCAACCAGAACCTGTTGCAGCAAGTTCAGTAGTTTTTGAAGAAATTATTAAAGATGGTAATGTAATCGTTGATCGTGTACGTGGTGAACGTAGTACTGTAGGTAAAGACTACACCCGTAAACTACACACATTCGCTATTCCACATTTCCCTTATGACGATGCGATTTACCCTAAAGACCTAGTTGGTGTACGTGCTTATGGTAGCCCTGATGAGCAAGAACAACTAGCTACTGTACGTGCTCGTAAGATGGAACGTATTGCTCAGAATCATGCTTGGACTCTAGAATTTGCTCGTGCTCAAGCTATTACTGCTGGTACTGTATATGCACCTTCAGGTACAGTAAGCCAAGACTGGAATACAGAGTTTGGCTGGACTCGGACTACTGTAAACTTTGCACTAACCACTGGTTCAACTGAGGTTCTTGACAAGATTGAACAAGCAATTGCTTCAATTCAAGACAACGCTGGCAATGGTCAAAACATTACAGGTATTGTAGCTTTCTGTTCACCAACTTTCTTCGCTGCTCTAATTTCACACCCTAATGTAAAAGCTGCTTATCAGTATTACACCAGCACTCAAGAGCCGCTACGTCAGCGTCTATCTGCTGGTGGGGGTAACAGTGCTTCAACAATTCGTCGTGAATTCTTCTACGCTGGTGTACAGT